GTCAACTTTTCAGTCGGCGGCTTTCAAATTTCCCCATATCACAATCCATAATCTTCCATCATCGCGGCAATGCCGTCCTCGTCGTCGCCAAGCAAATCTTCCAAGACAGATTTCATTGCAACGCGCTCTGGATCGGCTTTGGCGTCTTTTGGACAGGCGGGACAATGAATGACGTTTATGACACTCCGGCCAAACTGCCAGCCGTTAGCCGCGAATTTCTGCCGGTAGCGGTCATTCAATTTGTCGGCCTGGGGAAGATCGAGCCAACTTTCCGCCTCTTCCTCTGAGAGATCGGTTTCGTAAATCTCGTCTTTCCATAGGTGGTGGGTATCCCACGGCTCGTCGCACGTCGAACAATGAACGTCAGCCATAAATTTCCTCCTTATTAGAATGTTTGACTAAACTACTGTAATTGTTAGACTTACTATAGTGACCCGTACGAGGGGTCATAGCCAGTAATCTGTCAATTACAGCTCGTACCTGTGGTTGGCGGATTTTTGGTTTTATGAAGAGAATTCCTCTGGCGGGTGGTAAGTTTGCCAAGGTGGACGATGAAGACTACGAGTATTTAAGCCAATGGAGATGGAGAGAGTTTCATGGTTACGCTACTGCTCGTGAGCGTGGTGTCCCTTCTGTTTTGAGAAAGACTTTCCAAATGCACAGACTATTACTTAAACCGAAAAAGGGGTTTGAGGTTGACCATATAAATCGTGACCGTTTGGATAATCGAAGATCAAATCTGCGATTGGCTACGAGAAGTCTTAACAGGTTTAATACTGCCAAGTATCAAAATAAAAGCTCTATTTATAAGGGGGTTTATTGGCATAAGGGTTCTCAAATATGGAGAACACAGCTCAAGCACAACGGCAAATTTATATATCTAGGTCAATATAAGACTGAAGAAGAAGCGGGACGGGCTTACGATAGATACATACGAAAAGTAGCTGGAGAATTTGCCGTACTAAATTTTCCTAAATAAAGAGAGGCTGTAATGGCCTCTCTTAGTTTTATCCCTATGTGTTTGGCGGGAGGGATTTAGGTGTGATGTGTTGGTAGGTCGAAACGGAGCTTATAAGTGCGCGGCAAGGAAATACCCTGCCGTGTTCTGCGCCTGCTCAACAACTATTGCCCGCTGTCGGAGCGTTGCACAGAAGTTGGAGGAGCCTTTCAACCTGTAGAGCGTCGGCTTTCGCCTGACATCTCCGCGAGCCTCAAGGCCCCATAATCAGTAATGCAGATCGTTGAAATGCGCTTGGGCCTCGGCTTCGTCAATTGATTGCTCAATGGAATTGTCGAGTTCTTCTATGCACGTATCGCAGAGAATTTGCCCAAGATAAGGCTTGTTGTGAGTTGGCGATTCGCAAATGAAGCACTTTTCGACCTTAAGGGCCGTAGCCTTGTTAGACACAAGATTTATCACCTCCTGTGAATATGGGATTCATGTTGTCCTCCTCTGAATTGTGGAATGTGCGGTAGGGGCTGTTGGTAGGGGTATAGCCAAACTGCAATTTTTCAGTTCGGTTCCTGTACCAACATTCCCCGCCGCGCATTGGGCGAGGTAGCGTCTGTCAGTTGATCGGCTTTAGGTGGCCGGTCTTTCGGTAATGAATTTGTTTGTGGAGCGCTCCTGGTAAGAGTTCTCCGCATACGGGGCAGTTTGAGGGCCGGGGATCAAATCGTGGGACTTGTGCAAGGATTCGTCTGAGTTTCTGGATTGCCCGGATGCTACTGAGTTTTCGGGGCATTGGATGAGAACCACACACGCAAGATTACGGTCAGGATGGATTTTGCGGTTGTGGTGTAAATCAAATATTGCTGCGGCAAAATACCGTCTAACACTGCTCCGATTTCAAGAAGCGTGGTGATGACGTTTATCCAAACGATTTTGGAATTGATGGCTGCTAGGAGTTTGTTCATAAGGTTGAAGGGGCCAGCGAAGCGTTGTACACGCAGCAGCATTGTTTTCGCTGTTGTCGAATGACTTTTGCCAGCCCGGTTTCGTCTCTTTAATTATAGATGATGTTTTTATGAGGGCTGGGGATAACTAGACCGTTATGTCGGCGTTCTGAATCTCGTTACTGTCATTGAACACGGCGGGCTTTCCAAGCATCTTACCGACTTGTTTAGCCTGTTCTACTGAATCCATACCGAATCCAAAGAAGATGGTGCCGTGATAATTGATAATCTTGATGTGGTCGTTTTCCATTGTTTTAGGGGTTAATACATATTTATAAGCCGCCTCTACGTTGGCGTAAGGCGTTTTCTTTTCATGTGGGGCGTACGTGTCGAAGTAATTCACAACGTCCTGCTCACACAGGAAATTGACGATTGCGTGTCCGGGAATGACGATCTGTAACGGCGCGTGTTTGAGGTGCCTCAGCATATCCGCTTTCGTGGCCGGTACGAACTCTGTTTTTACGTCCCATTTCTTAAGCCATTCCTGGCCCTCGGCTTCAAGCTGAGACACGAGCGGTTCGGGGATGTCTGCGTGATATTGCTTGAATGTGTAATTTGCTGGGGCTGGGTAGCTGGACTCTTTGATCATCCCGTAGTGCCTGACTGCATCACCGACCTTATACAGCCAGTTTCCACTTGGCGTGGTGCCTGAGCGCTTGGCGATCCAGCGATCTGAATAATTGACCTCTTTGCCGGTCAAAAATCGCTCCTGTATTTCGATTGCGCTACAAGCCGAAAATGACACGCAGGACATTGAATCCTCTCTGCCGTACTGAATCTCCTTTGTGGGCAGAAACTGCCTCCAATCGCCGGTTTTGTTCCTCTCCTCGAAAGATATGAAGGTGAACGAACCGGCGAGGTAATCTGCCGGGCGTTTCTCGGTTGAGATAACGCCGTGGTTGATGATTTCCATATTATCTAACGATGTTCTTTATGAAATAGATTGTCCCTGTTAGTAAAAACAGGATTTCGAGCAATGTTTGTAAGCTCATATATGCTTTTCTTTGCTAATTATTTAATTACTAGGTTTAGGATTGATCCAAGCACCGCAAGGCCAATTGCAGCAAACACCGAATACACGATCTTCTGGAAGAATGAGACCCTTTCTCGAATATCCTTAAGAGATTCGTTGAATTCTCGACGTATCACATAGTCATTCTTGATCTCTCTTATGTCTGTCCCTATCTCAGAAACACGCGCCTTTATATTGGCAGTCTCATTGGTGTTGACCGCGAGAGACGCTTTTATGTCAGAGAGTTCCTTAAGGATGGCCCCGGTGTTACCGTTTTGTTGTTCTTCTTGGCTCATAGGCGTGAGCGTTAATTATTTGGATAAATTACTGACCTTATTTTCAATCGCTTTCTGCGCCTGAATCAGCTTCCGTACGCTCGGATGGCTTTCGCCTTTGCCCTGGTTGAGCAGTTTTACTTTTTGCTGTTGAAGCCTTTGCCAACTGTCTCTAAGCGAAAAGATGCGTGGGTCTCCGGTGAAGTCCACTTGTAACCCAACCGGAATTTTCGGAATTTTGCTTGCGACTTCTTTTAGGGTCGGGGCTGCTTCAACCTGCGCTTTGCCGGGGCCGGAGATGAGCGTTTGAACCGCGTTCGTGGTCTGCTTCTGCTTGCCGACATTCGCCAGTTTCGCGCCGACTGTTCCGCTCTTGGTCAATCGGTTGAGGATAAACAGAGGGATTCCCAATTTGCTGCCGCCGATGAGCGAAACAAGATCAGTGAGTGAGAAAGGATTGTTGCGGGTTGCAACGGGAAGCCTGCGGATCAGCGCATGCTCTATCGGGATCAACTCGGAAAGCTCTTTGTTTAACTGCTTCACACCTGCGTTTCCGGCTTTAGCGGCTGCGGTTTCAATGTCGGTCTTCAAAATGTTGTAAGCCGTGTTGTAGACCTGCTCAATTGCGTTGGCGTCTTCCGCCGGGATGCCGAATTGCCACGCCCCTTTCGCTCCGAACGCACGTTTGATCTTTTGCGCGTCGGCGATGTCAATAATTCCGTTCTGCGATAGCTGGGACATTTCCTCAGAGAATTTTTCAAGCTGCGCTTTGAGGGCGATGTTTGATCCCGCGTTTTCCATCACCTCTTTTTCAAGTTTCGTCGCGGTTTCGTAATACACCTTATTGAGATCAACCTCCGCGCTGCCCGATTTGACCAGGGATTTCAGCTTTGTAGCGCGGTTAGTGATTGCATCCTGTGTTTTCTGTGCGGTCTGCTTGAGACTGCCGCCCAAGTCGTATTTATTGACGTTCTCGATCTTGAAGCCGCTATTGATGTCTGCCTGGGTCGGCTTAATGACGGCAAACTGAATCTTTTCGCCCAACTTGTTTACTTTGGCGACCTTGGCAACGGCTGAGAATGCCGCGCTCGCCCACGGCAATGCGCCAGAGATAAGCGCTGCGGTCTTCGCATCTTTGTCGTCATACCCCTGAGCTTTTGCGAGTGTGTACCCCGCGCCTGCATCTAATGCGCTTCTTCCGCCAACGTCCAGTAGCTTTTGCACTGCTGCGGGTGCTTTCACTGCCTGAGAGCTTTTCGTAATGGCGCTTGCCAGGGGTGCTACGGCATTTGCAACCACATCGGCCTGCAACACATCGCCAACAACCTTACCTGTACCTTGCCAGAATCCTTTTGCTTTGAGGTCTTCGTCTGAGAGTCCTGGCGGTTCTATGCCGGTAACTTTGTTGAGCGGCTTTAAGATCGTCGCGCCGACTTTGGCAAAGCTTTTGCCGACTCCGATCACAGCATCTACTGAGGGCTTTACTAAGCCTTTCAGGTCCCACCTTCCGGGCGCTCGATCAATGAAACTGCCCTTGTCTTCCTCCACTGGCTGCTGCGCTTGGTGCTTCGCCACGATCTGGTCAAGCACCTGGGTAGGAGTCGCCTTTCTGTCTTTAATGGCTACTTTCACTGGTTCCGTAAGCGCGGGGTTCTTTTTGACCAGTGAATAAAGAATGGTGGTGTCATCTGCGCCACGCCCACGGGCAACACCAATATCAGCGGCAATTTTATCCATCTTGGGCGGTTTCGGCGGAACGTAGATACTTGGCTGCTGCGGAAGCGGCTGAACGCTTAAAGACTGCTGAACGTTCGCCGGTTTAGACACCACAGGAAGTTTCGCAGGGACATTCGCTGGTTTGCTGACCACGGGTAAAGGCCCACTCGGAACACCTGCGGGCTTATTGACGACTCCGGTAAGAGTTGGCTGGTTTACTGGGGCGCTTAACACTTGTAGTGAAGCCATAGATTTAAAAGAGGTCGTTAAGGTCTACTGCGCTCGATCCTCCGTCTGAAGCGGGCTGGTTGAAGGCTTTCGAATAGTCGGTAATTGTTCGCTGCTCTCCTGTATATGCGCCCTGAATCTGACGCTGATACTCGTCGTATACGTTCTTGTAATTCTTCTCAGCCGCTTGGTATTTGCTGTTAATGGTGGCCTTCATATTTGCAATGGCACTAGCACTTAAGAAGGGGCTATTGGAGAAGATACGTGCGGCATTGAAGCCAAAACTCGTGGCCCAACTCTGCGCGTATTTCTGCACCGTAGCGTATTCGCCTTCTCTTACAACTGATGCCGGGTCCATTGCCTTTGCAAAGGCATAAATCAATCCCTGTTGATCTGCTGGATTCTGCGTGTTGTTTGAGATGCTATCGGCGAATGCCTTTCCTTCAGCCTGTACGTTGTAGTTCTTCACTATCGGCTCATTGTCGAAGGCTCCCGCGATCTGGTTTACGGTCGAATTGATTTGATTCGGGGTCAGACCTAAACCGTTGCCGCTACCGCCTGACGCCCTGGCTTTACGGTTTGCGTCGTCGTTCTGATAGTCAATGTAGCTGCCTGCGTATCCTTGCTGCTGGGCAAGCAAATATTCCTGATAACTTCCCGGGTAATCCTTGAGATTCAGACCGGCCTGGGATTCAACTTTTTGCACTAATTCCGGCTTTCCGCCATCGGCAATCCAATCAGCTTCCGTTGAATATGCTTTGCCGTCAGAGGTTCTGATGATCGTGCGTCCGTCTATCGTGTAAAACGGCTGGGTAATATTGTTCTCAAGTGCAAAGGTCCTGGCGTCGGTCTCTGTCTCTCGCTGAACTGCCTGCTCATCTCTGTTTCGCTCGTATTCTTTGTCATCAATGCCAAGCAGGTAATTAAGTTCTTCCGTGCCGAATTGCCGTTTTGTGTTGAAGTCGCCAATCTGCCTTGTGACGGAATCATTCACTTCACCAACGCCTGTGTTGTAGAGGTCGGCATATTGCTTGTATTGATCGAGCAAGTTGCCAATCTCGGCCTGTTTTTGATCTTCCAGCCTTCTGAGCCGACCAATGCGCGACGCCTCGGAAAGAAACGGGTTCTCGTTTATATCCCCCTCTTTCGTCGTATATGCCTCCTGCTTGGCCGCAATTCGCTTGTTGAGGTCATCAAGCGTGGTGCGGATTGTCGCGAGGCCAGCGGCGTTGTACGCATCCTCGTAAAGTTTCTGCTGGCTTGGCGCATCCACCTGGAAAATGTCTTTTGAAAGCTGGTCTATGCGCGTCTGTGTGGGATTGGTCGCCGTGGCTGGAGGAGTTGTCGGAATTGGCTGTGCGCCTTGTGTTGGCGTCCCTATTGCTCCTGGCTGGGTTGCTCCCGGCGCTGCTCCGGGTGTGACGTTGCTGAAATCCGGCCTTCCTCCCTGCGCGATGAACTGCTCGTAAGAGACCGGCTGACCTTGCGCGTTGTAGACCTGCTGGCTGTTTGGGTCGGGTTTATAAAACTGCGCAGACGTTGGCGCGGCAACTGGCGCTGAGGCTGGTGAATAAGCAGGAGTTGGCGCTGGACTGTTTACCGGCGTTGTTTTTGCAGGCTTTGGCGCTGGGGCTGGTGCAGGAGCCGCAACGGGTGCCATTCCTGGGGCCGTCGTGGGGAGCACATTACTAAAATCGGCCTTACCGCCCTGGGCGATAAACTGGTCATAACTGAGCGCCTGACCCTGGGCATTAAATACCTGCTGAGAACTTGAATTTGGCTTATAGAAAACTGCCGCCGGGCCGCGCGGAGCAATCCCAACGGCTGCTTGCTGCGGGTTTACGGTCTGCGGCTGTGGACTTGCCGCTGGCTGTACGACTGCGGCGGTGGCCCCGCCTTGGAGCGGCTGAGAACTGCCTTGTAAGTTGAATGGGTCGCCTAAGAGGGTGGGCATAGAAGTTTAGAGATTAAAGTTGCCGATATTTTGCGAGGAATTTCCACGACCGCTGAAGAAGTCAGGCACATCAAACATTGGACGGTCTTGAGACTGACGGTTGCTGTTGAATTCAGAAAACGGCTTCCAAAGAAGCTGAAGCATCTGATATGCCTTTTTGCGTTCTGCTTCCGCCTCCGTGGGTTTATTCTTCTTTTCGCTGCCCAACGCCTCGCCATAGGCAAGCTGAACAATTGCCTCGTTGCCTGAATGTTCCTTATCGTCAGTCACAGTGCTAAACGGCAAAAGATCAGAGGCGTTTGAAAGTTTCGGTGCGAGCCCCTTTCCAAGCGCGTCCATATCATCACCGACTGTATAGGCATTGGCGTTTACAAAAATGAATTGCTCGTGGAATGACCACAGGCGTTCGCTGTCGGTTGGGTGTTCATCCTTGTATTTCAGGTAATCCTCAAAGCGGAGCGGGCGATATTCCTTGCCGCCTACGGTCAGCCGTCTGATACTGCCGAGCATGAAGTCTTCAGGATGATTGTAGTAACCATTTGCCGCCCCTAGAAAAGTGGTCGGCTGTGTGAGAGTGATCTGCGTAAAAGGCCAGAGTTCATAATCCCACGCCTTCAAAATGGCCTGGTTGATCCACTCGCCTAAATCGGTGTCGCTGAACAAATCATTATTCGCAATGTCCGAATAATCGGCGTTGAGCTTTCTATTACAAAGATGTGCTTTGGCTTCGGCAAATGTCATGTTGTTGGCTTAAAAACTTAATTGCTTTGATAAGTGGCTCCGATCAGGTAAAAGTCAAAATTGCTGGCTGTGGAAACGTTGCTGGTGGCAAATGTCATGGACTTGGTGTCACTGGCCGGTACATTCCCGGAAAGCGGAGTGGAATTCCAACTGCCTCGGTTTACCCGCCAGTGGTAGGTAACAACTGATGCTCGCACTTCAAAATACGCTTCAACCACATCATCCTGCGCAATGGTCGCCAACACGACTTCGTTTTCCGTGCCGTCAGACTGCGTGCCGTACAGTGTCAGAACGCCTGAATCCTTTACCAATTTGAAGCCGATATGATCTCCCGTGAACGTAATACCCGTTCCAGCAACGGTGAGTTCTCCAATCCCGGCGAAGAAATGACCGGCCCCGGCTCCTGTATCAACCTGAGCAGGAATGAACGCGACGGAGAAGCGTGGGGATTTTGAGAACAGCTTTATGGCAAGGCTATCGCCAAGCGCCCAATGCAGTCTTGAATGACTGTCGCCTGTTGATCCGGTGTTGAGGGCCAAACCATACCCGGTCACGCTTTGCGAACCACTGCCACCGACTGCACCGAGAAAACGGTTTGTGTCCTCAAAATTAGTTGAATAACTGAGTGTGGCATCGCCGCTCGAATTTGACCGCCTCAGGCTCTCCAGTAGCGGAATGTAATCCCGCATCCTCATTGAAAGCTCTTCCACGGTAGACGGCAAAGACGAGTCGGGGGCTTCTGGTGTTGCCACCGCCTCGACCTTTCCTGCTACCTGGGCCTGAGTGAATTCCTCTTGGGTCATAGAGTTCCGAGGTCGTCGTAAATGAGGGAAGTGCTGCCAACCCCAAGCGACATATTGCTAATGTTTTTAATGACGATCTTCACCAAATACCGTTTGCCTTTGATCTTGTTCTTGACGTTGAAAAACAGGTCTTTCAGTTCTTCCAGGCTGGTAAGAGAGGTGTTGCTGATTGAATGTTCCTTGACCAATTGGAATGGTTGCACGTTAAACAATGCCTGATTTTCGGTGAGGTTGGGTAAGGTGGTATCCAGTGTCCATTCTTCACTTGTCGTGTTCTGGTTGGTAATCGCCACAATATGACGTATCTCTCCCGCGTTCGCCCCACTCAGAATCGTCACTTCATCGCCGACCATCGCATTGCCAAATCCCGCGCCCGTGCCATTGATGGAAAGTTTGTTGAGTGCGCTGGCTATCGCATTCGTCTGCCCATAGGCCCATAGCTGGCGGCGGAAGTTGTAAACCTTCACGGCAATATTAAAACCTGAGACCTGTTGCAGCGATTGCGCCGTGAAACCTGGGATAAGTTCCACCTTTACTCCCTCGGCGGTCTTCATATTCGGCCCCTTGCCGAATGGCCCAAGCACGACCCACGCGGAAACAGGCACCTGATGCCTTAATTCCGAAATATATTTAGCGTTCGGTAGCGTGGTTGAATATGAAGCGTAGATTTTGGTGGAGCTATCCTGAAATATTGCGCCCATCGTCAAATCGGCCTGACAACCGTTGGAAGCGGGCACGAACAGGTAATGTTCTGAGGTCAGATCAAGCAAATACAGCCCGGATTTACGGCGCGTGAAACTGGAAACCGTATCAAGGATGGTGTTGGCGGTGAATAGCAAATTGTTAATCACCATCGTCCCGGCTGGGATGCAGCGGAAATTACGGCTTTGTATGAGGGAATCAGGAATGTCCGGTAATTTTCTCAAAAGCGTGTAGCCGTTGGTCAGGTACTGGTCCTTAATCGTCGTCACGATCCATTCATTCCCGGCGCGGCAAATGGATTGAATGTTGTGATCAAACCAAATCCAATCGGAAATGGAACGGGCGCTCTGCGCGTCCCAAAGGAAAATGACTCCGCGATTGCCGAAATTCGCCCCAACGAGAACACCGTGGCTGTTGGACTTGATCGCCCGGACTGTGAAACCTGAGGGGAGCGTGAAACCGGCAGTGTTCAAACTGTCGTCGGTCACGTTAAGGACCGCGATCAGGTTGCCGTTACCGACCAATACCCAATCTTCAAAAGTCTCCATCGGCCTGAAATCGGTGATGGTGGAGCCAAGGTCTTTCCAGGAATCAGACCACGAGCCGTTGTACATTCCCAAATATCTGTTCTGCGCGTAGAGAAGCCTGCCGGTCTGGTCCGTAATCAGGCCATTGCCGCTGGTTGGATTGGCTGATGTACGGACTCTTGCCCAGCCGCTTCCTAAATCGGCGAAAATCTTACCCAAGGTGTCCACGGCATAGGGGAAATTGTTGTATTCGGTGAACCAATTAAAACGGTCAGGCGAATCGCTGGCGGAGAGAGTAACGAGGCGGATGTTGGCTTCAAGGCCGAACTGTGACGGCATCATATTTCCGGCGTGATAAAACTCCCCAGGCTTGCCGCCTGAGCCGAATCCCCGGAAATCCTGAATTGTTTCAACTTTGAGCATTAGGTTCTTTGATATTTTCTATGCCAAACAATGGCCTGCGTCAGACCGCTGGCCTCGTTGGAATATGAAGAGTTAATGCTGCTTTTATAAGCACGAACGCGGTAGTAATACCGGGTGGCTGGAGAAAGTCCGACATCCTGATAGGCCGTGATATTGGCTCCAACGGTCGCAATTTCAACAAAGGTGCCGTTTTCAGCGCGTCGTTCAATCTTGAAGCCGAGTTCGTCAGACGCGTTATCCGTCCAGGCAAGATCAATCGCGGTCGTGGATATAACGCTTGCTGTGAGGCCGGACGGATCGCCAGGGGGAACGATTGATTCAGTCGTCGCTGAAGCCTCGTTCGTGTACGAAGAATAGCCTGCCGCATTAAAGGCTCGGATTTGGTAGGTATACAGAGTGCCAGCGGCAAGTCCTGTATCTGAATACGACGTCACATCCGCATTGACCGTCGCGACTTCCGCGAATGATCCCGCGCCCGTCTTCCGTTCAATCCTGAAATTGAACTCGTTATTCGCGTTGTCCGTCCAGGATAAATTGATTTGAGAAGTCGAAATTGCGACTGCTGCTAAAAGAGTGGGAGCCGAAGGCGGCAGAAGAACTGGCGAGGATGATTGCGTCGTGTCTCCTGCTTCATCACTGTACGAAGAATTGCCGGAACCGTTATAGGCCCTGACACGATAGATATACTGTGTGCTTGGGGTAAGTCCTGTATCGCCGAATGTGGTCACGCCTGCACCGACCGTTCCAATTTCCGCGAATGAACCGGAGACAAGCTTTCTTTCAATACGAAATCCTGTTTCGTTGTCCGAATTGTCCGTCCAGGAAATATTTATCGTCGTGCTGGATGCCGTGACAGCGGCTAAGCTACTTGGCGCGACCGGCACGGGATCAGGTGGATCATCCGTATTGGCATCGAAGAATGCTTTCAGCTTCTGCCCCGCATAATTCAGCGTGTATGTGTAGCTCGGGCCACCGGCATTGTTGTAGAGACCTTCAAGGCCAAAACCGCTGCGCCAGTAGTTGAATCCAATAAGAATACCGTCGTCCGCCAAACGCTGAAGCGCCTCATATATTGATTCGAGGTAGGCTTCGTGCTCCAACTGCGTTCTGACGGGGCTGGACCGGCCTGAATCTTTGCTCCAATAGTCTCCCCATTCCTGTAAGAACTGAGGGACGCCGGTTTTCAAGTACATATTCCTGATGTCGATCTCAATCGCTTCAGGGGTGGCGTTGTACTTGTAACCGCTGGCGGAACAGGTATTAAGATCGCTGGCCGTGACAGTTTTAACCGTTCCATCCGCAACCGTGGAGGTCAGGTGGAAATGGTGTGTCTGGTCGGTATTAAGGTTCACCCAATCAATCGGGAACGCGTTATACGCACCGTTGACTAGATCGCCATTAGCGATGGTTGCTTGATAGCTGTTGCTTGAACTTGAAAGGTCTGTGTGGTCATACATCTTCACTGGGTTGCCGTCCGGGCCGTGAATGGTCATGGTCCAATCACCCGTTCCCTTATTCACAACGTAGACCCTGATGGATTTATTGTATGCCACTTTCTCAGGAATGAAATCACAGCGATGCGTGGCGCTCTCAGTAATAGATGTCGGGACGGTATAGGTCTGCGAGCCGGTCAATCCTGAATTTTTGAAGAACGAGCCGAATTCCTTGTTCAAGCCTAATGCCGTTCCGTAATGGTCGTAGGAGGCTGCTCCAACTTGCGAGAACAGAGCATTGTATTGGCCCTGTAGTGAATAGGTGAACGAGTGTCCGGCCATTCCACCAAGCAAGTCTTTTCCGTAATCCTGTCCGATCTTGGCGATGCAATACTGCATATCGGAAAAGAACTGGACGTATGATCCCTGGTTGTTGAGCGGCCAATGATCGTTTGCTTCAGGGTAGCCGGTCAGCAAATCACCATCGGCGTAATGGGCGATGTTGGCCACCACCCGATCTAAATAACGTGCAAGCCACGTGTCTGTGTCTTTTACGCAGGTAATACTCAGATGCTTGAAATGCCCGTTTGAAGACTCACCGGCAAATCCGCAATACGTCGCGTTGGAGTTGGCGTAAACCGTGTTGGTAATCTCAATATCCCACGCGCTCGACTCATTCTCACTTCCGTCAACTGAGTTTGGGTATAACGCGTCATCCGCCAACCACGCCTTGCCTTTTAATGCGGAGCCGATGGCTTGAAACTTCATCCAATACCACGCGTTTTCAGTCCACGGATGGGCGACTTCACCAAGACTTGCGCGGCCATTGTCTTCAATACGCAGGACATTTCCGCTACGCATCTGAAGGCCGTACCCTGGGAAGTTGTTGGTGTCCTGTGTACCTCTGACGATGATGGACTGGTTGCCGACTTTCTTGACCTTGGCAACCATTGTCAGGTCCCGCAGTAGGGTTGCATTGAAGTAGATTGCCCGTTTCCAGCCATTCCCCGCTGGCCCGACAAGCTCGCCGTTGGCGATTGTCCAGTCATTGCCACTCTGACTTGCAAGAATGTAGTTTGAAAGGCTGCCTGCCGGACTGGTGCGCCCAAAGCCGTGGTTTCGGGTGAGAACGGTTGAAAAATTATCTCTGATGGGAGTTGCAAAATAGGTGTATCGGTTGCCGTTACGTTTGTTTGTCTTTGGGAAGTCGTAAAGTCCTTCAAAGAGACAGTCTGTAGCTCTGTCCAAAACATTCATGCCGTTCGCATGAATCCTGTCCATAATCCTGTTCTTTCGCGTCCACGGTTCTTCATTAAATGCGCTGACGCCAGCCGCGCTCGCTTCGGCGTTGGTGTTGTTCACGATTGAAATACCCACCAAGTTTAAAGTTGGAAAGTCGGTATGGATGGTGTCGAGGTGGGAATATATTTGAGCATCGGGCAAAGACTGTCGCATATTGTCTTTGGTGATACCCATGATGTCGAGGCCGCGCAGGTATAAGGACATTGGATTATTGGCTGAATAATATTTTATGCGCCCACGCCCATAAGGGTGCGGTAGGCAGCAGTCAGGCCGGGGTCTGCCGCCGCTGAGAGTTCGGCTAAGAGAGATTTCTTTTTATAGATTTGAAACGGATCGGCGACATATTGCTGAATTTCCTGTTGAGAAAAAATGCGACTCCACCGCGTGTGCATACCTATGTAGCCATCAAGCGCCCTGTTTGAGCCACCAGATGTTCTATTGCCCAGTATGTAACCAGCCGTAGAGTTAAATGTGCCGGTAGGAGTGCTGGTTTCGGTCACTGTCTGAGGTACAGCATCTAAGTATATAAGCGGGTCATTAGACACGCTGCTCGCATCAAACGTGATGAAGAGGTTATGTAACGCTCCTACTGAGGGGTTCGGGACTTGCCAACTACCAACAACCCCACTGGTTAAGTGGGAATAACGAAGTAAATTGGCAGAATCAATATTGATAAGCTCGTTAGCAATTGAACCATTATCGGTGTCAAGGAATCTTCTTGAAGTTGCGTCTATCGAGTTCAGATAGAACCAAAATGACAGACTCCGTTGCGTAGAAGGTGTGAAAGATCCAAAATCAACCATGTCTCCACTAGCGCCGCCTGCAAAACTAAGCGCCCTACCTAACACACTGCCAATCCAGGCCGCACTCGTAATCGTGCCAATTCTTTGCCTAACTAAGTCTGTGACCCTGTTTCCGCCACCTTCAAATAAGACAGCATCAAACGAGATTCCTTGTGCAAGTGGATGGCTTCTATTTAATTGTGGGAATGAAGGCTTTGGTCTGTTTGCCATATTAGATAGCAGTTACTTTGCTTATATCTGCGTCCAGCGTCACCGCTTGCCCGGTATTCGATCCGCTTACCAAACGGACTGCGGCCACTCCTATTGGAAGATCAAGACTCCAAGAGGCTGTGCCATTGTTTGATGTTGGGCCTACCAACGCACCACCAAAGTTTACCCAAAGTGTGCCTCCTGCATCCGCCGCTACTTGCACTTGCACCTGTGCACCTACGGTTGGGCCAGTTGCGCCATTCGTAAGCTTAATGTCGAGTTGTGCGCCATAGCTGCCGGTTAAATCCTGCGCGGTGCCATTTACGTCTCCCGCACCTGCGGTCATTGTTGTGGCGCTGTTAATACTGGTGCGCGTTTTTGCTAATGCCATACGTTCGTAAGTTAATGATTAGTCCACATTCTGTTCAATGTAAGCGACCATAAGCCCGGTGGTTGCGCCTGCGCCGGTCGTTACGGTCAGTGCCTCACCTTTATTGGTCTCAAACCAGCCGATCTTGCTGTACGGCAAGATTTCCCCGCCATTCGCAGCATTGGGGATTAATGGGGAGATGGCTGTGCCTGCTCCTGAACCTTTCGTGTTGAACGTAAGGTTAGTTGCGGTTCCGCCTGCCACGCAGAAAGCCTGAAGCACAACAATCTTTTTACCTGCAACTGCCGCAACCACAGAGGAGTCAGTTTGCGAAGCGGCCACATTGACCGGCGCGTACTTCACCGTCATTAGCTGTTCTCGTGATGTGTAGTCCATATTCTTTGTTTAATTTGCAAATCCCCACCCCCGAAAGGGGCAGAGTCTGGAAACTAGATAGCTTCCATACCGGGAAGGAAAGCGAAGTTTGTGTTTACGTACACTGCGTTTGGGACAACGGTTGCGTCGTCGAGGTCAGTCGTGTTGCCAACAAAGTTGCCGGTTCCGGTCGGATTGACGATGACGAAACCGATAACGGCTGAGCCACTGGCGATGGTTGGGAAAACCACAGCACCAATGGTCGCGCCTTCTGTACCCATCTGAGCGCTGACAGTGCCTGCGCTATTGATTGAAAGCACGTAGACGTTAAACTTTGCGTTCGTGACCGTACCGGAAAGGTCAATTTCTGCGGTCGTCTTTTTGACTAGGACGCCCTCGATATAGGCATAGATCGTATTGGCAATCTTTACATCTGGCTTCGCGGATGTACCGATGGCTAAGCCTGCGGAATTGAGCACGATTGCGCTCAAGGGTCTTTGCAGCTTGTCTAACAAGGCTTCAAGCTCGGTCGTCGTATTCGGGAATTTGATTGAGCGTGTGCGAGGCATGGGAAAAAGGGAATAAGGGTAAAACCCCGCCCCTCAATTAAGAGAGGCAGGGTGGAGGCTAGCTAAACTTCACGAAGGCGTGAGCGCCGAATTTGCGGCGAACGTCAGCCACTTTTGCGCCGTACACGAATAAATCCTTGTAGGCGGTGCCGAAGTTACCAATCAAATCCTCTTCCATTCCGACTGCGAGTGCTTTATCTGCGAATGTCAGGAAAGCCCTCTGCCCGGCCACAATATGGAAGCCGTTGGTGTTGTCACCAGTCAGGCGGTTGGTCACGAAGACCATAAAGCCTTCAAGCATGGTCAGGAAGCCTTTGATAACGAGGCTCTGATACGCTTCAGGGACGTTCAGCTTGATGTAGGAGTCCTTCATCAGGCTGGTTTGACCTGCTGGCGGGATAAAGATGTAACGGCCTTCCTCTGGCACCTCCGCTTCATCAAGCATCTGCTTGAGCGCGAGCACCATATCGAGGAAGTGAGTGGTGCTGTTGTCTATGGTTAAGACGGTGTTGGCCTGGATGACGTAGGATGCGCCGCTTCCAATTGCGCCTCCGTCATAAGCAGAGGTTTCGTCATCGCTGTCATTTTCAATGACGATGGCTGTGGAAGAGCTATACGTCTTCACGCGATACCACTTGCTGTGGCCGGTTGCCTTAAATGGCTTGCCAACCATACCGCTGGTAAAGGTGGTGCCTGATCCGGTCACTGCGCCGGTCGTCACGTCCACGGTCACAGTTCCGGTAACGTAGTTCGTCCCATACCAATTACCCGATGCGGCATCGCTCCAGAAGCCGAGCAAGTAAGTCATGATGTTCTTCTTGCGTTCGTTGGCGGTCTGTTCAACGACGGTGCCTTTTGGATTCTTGATATAGGAAATCCAGTTATCTATGGTCTTTTCTTTCCAATAGAAGGATTTCTTTTCGGTGATTTCCAACTGAGTGTTGGTTTCGGTGAGGTCGTCGGCAGTGAGGTTTGACCCGGTATAGGTCTTTTCACTGATCTTGGCGAGGTTCATGATATTGAGCTTAGACCCAATTTCATTGATTTCGCCTTTGTAGTCGCGGTTTACGATTTCTTCAATCGGGGCGTTCTCGTACAAGTGCTTGAGCAACTTGGTTGAGAAGCCTTCCGCGACTTTAGTTCCGCGTGCTGATGGCATTGTTTATGTGTCCTATGACACACCGTTTAGAATTCGTCCTCAATCTGTCCTGCTTTCACTAAACGCAAATACTCCTGATAGTTATTCTCACGCAGGTTTTTGGCATCCTCAAGCGATACTTTTTGCGGCTTGGGTGCTGTGCGTGGACCGCCTGTGCCATTTTCAAGGCCAGGGGTAAGAGTAGGCGTGTGTGTTGGCGTCAGATCGTCTGAAACGTCGAACAGGAAAGCTTTGGCGAGTGTATCGAGCGGAAGGCCGATGTTGTCTTTCTTCTTTGCGAAGCGTTTGAACTCGGCTTCCTTGCCCTTGAGTCCTTTGAACTCGGTGGGCGGCTCGTAAATGAATTCGTCCAGCTTCTCCTGAAATTCGAGCTTTTCAGAGAGAGTCATAGCGAGGTTTTGGGTCTGCTTTAATTGCTTATCCCTTGCCGCCTGCTCTTTGTAGAAGTCCCGTGTAGAAGTGTCTACGTTAGGGTCGTCCCACCAAGAATACAGAGACCTCATCTCGTCGTCTGTCGGTGCGTCTTTACTTGTTAATTTGCTGAGGTGAGCATCCTTTTGTTTGTTCCGCTCGTTAAGCAGGATTGCTTCACGCTGGGAATCTACGAACTTTTGTTTGTAGTCCACTGATTGCGGCTGTTGAGGCGGCGTTTGCTCGTCTGCCGGATTCTCAACTATTGGAGCTTGGGGAGCCTCCAAATTTGGATCAACTTGTGGTGTTTCCACGATAGGAGTGATCGGGTCCTGTGCTTCCGTCCCGGTTGGCGGGGTTTGGATGGGTTCTGACATGTTGTTTATGCCGTCATCTTGCGATGGTTTGGCTGGTTAAGAATCGGTTGGGAGATGAAATCCGATTGCAGAAGGTAATTCTTGCGGCGGATCTGGCTGCTTTTCGTCAAGCCATACGTCATCGGGCTTCACTTTTGGCTCAAGTTTTAGGGCTTCTTGAGCGGATGTTGCCATCACGTACTTTTTGACGACGTAGCGTTTAGGATTCTGCCTCATCGGTCTTGGCCTTCTTGGTCTTTTTTGGAGCCTCTGCCTCATCGGTCTTGGCCTCTTCTACCGGGGCTGCTTCTGCTGGCTGGGCTTCGGCCAACACTTCCGCAAAGACTTCCTTTTGCTGTGAACTGAGGTAGCTGCGGCGTGCGCGGAGAAACGCAATGTCGCTTTCGCTTAATGCTGCTGGCTCTTTGGCCACGATCTCGTCAAACGTTGCTTTGGATTGTTCGTCCATATACTTATTTATTTAATTGCTTAGTTAATGTCTCCTCAAGCCATTTCTTCCTGGCTTCAGGGCCTTGAATAAAGGCAAAGATCATTTCAAGGTTACGGATAGATGCCTTCAGATAAAGGTCTTTCTTCTCGGTATTGCGGTAATCGTTCTGTTCGCTCTGTAGGCGTTTGAGTTGGGCTAGCAAGAAGGCTTTGAGGTCGTCTATCGTGACTTCCGGTTGACTGAGAACGGCGGTGTATTCTTCGTAGGCCTTCTTTTCTTCGGCGGTCAGGTCTTCAAATTTCAGATTCAGTTTTTCAAGCAGGTTGTGGAGTACTGACATTTTGAGGTTGGGTTACTGGTTGTCCGTTCGCATCGGTTGGGATCATCGGCTGTGGGTTCTGTTCTGCAAAGTCCATCACTTGTTTCGCTTCATCGGGATTCAGACCGCCGAAATCGAGTAATTTCTTGTCGTAAATCTTCTTGAAAGCGGTATTGCCCATAAATTCGGTCTTGATGGCATTGAGCTTCTGGATGGACTGCATATCTTTCTGTTCACGCTCGGCTGATGAAACAACCCGGCAGGAATATCCATCTTCGGACCGCCAATCAGATGGAGCAACGGTCTTGGCATACATATTTCCTTTGAAACCCTTCTTGTAGAGTTTCACAGCCTCGATCTTGTCGCCGTTCGCGTTTACGAGCTTCGCCCACTTCTCTCCAAATTCTTTCTGCGCGAGCATATAGAACTTGGAAATTGAGGAAATACGTTCCTTTGCCGCCTGTAAGGTCAATTCCACTTCTCCAAGCGTAACTTTGTTGTTGTCCGTCTCGCCTTTGGTTGTGGATGTTGCGGCGGTGGCCGACTCAACTAATCCCTTAACGAAGCCGATTTCATCCAGCGACTCGGACAGGTCGGGGATTTCCACTTTTTGAAAAACTTCTGAGGGCTTACCTGGGAGCGGATACCAGCCGAAAGGAACGGGGTCAAAGCTTTGCGGCGACCAGCCTTCTTTTATCGTCGCATCGTAGAAATTCATTCCCATATTCCGCAAACTTCTGTTTTCCACGAGTTGTGAAAACCAGACATTCAGGACTTTATTGGGAGTTCGTACGATGTCTGCCGTGCCGTCAGGGTAGTGATCGTTTCGTTCAGGGTCACTGCTCCAGGTGACGAACGGATAAAAATCAATATTCAAAATTTCCTTGAGCGGTTTGGCCATCAGAATTTCTTTGCCGCCAATTCCGGCGTCCACTGCCACAATTACGTGGATGTGGTCTTGCTCGGCCAAGCTATCCCAAATCTTCAGGAAATATCCACGAAGTTCAACCACAACGTGGCCCAACATCGGCATATCCATATCCGGTACGCCCATTTCGCTTAAACGCTGATTTTTCGCCTCCATTAGCCTCGTCACCTCTTCAACCTTAATCAGCCCGTTCTTTGTGCCGTAGAAGATTTTCAGACGGTTGATCGCTGCTTTGTCATAGTTTGGATTTGCCGCAAGCTGGTCTAGCGTTCGGAAGATGTTGCAGTCAATCAGGTGATGGGAGGTCTCAAGGTCTGCCGGATCGCTGTAACGGTCTACAAGGATGTCGAATGGCTCTCTGACTTCACTCGTGGGCCTGCCATAGCTGATATTGAGCTTGCGCCAGGTCTTGCCGTACAAAAGCTCCTGTTTCTTATCAACAATGTCTTTGATTTCCAGCTTGTCTTTGATGACAAAATCATCCCAATAGGTGTTGAGGAAGATTTCTTTCTGTTTGTCGTTGCCCAGTTCCTCGAATTCAATGGCCGGGAACTCGTCAATGTTGGCAAGGATGGTCTTGAGCGTCCCTTTCATCAAAGGGATGTTCACGCTCTGACGCTGGGTAATCCGGTTGGTCGTTACCTTGTCACGGTTAAGCTGATAATTTTCCGTCCATTCGGAATGTCGGCGTTCCTGGTACGCAAAATCAGCCTGTTCGTCAGTCTTGAGGTTGTCCAGCTTTTGTTGGTAATTGACCTTTTGCATATAAAAAGCGCCACGATGGGCGCTATGCAGGCTACGGACAGAATACAGCTACGAAATTCTATCCGCAGCCTGATCATAGCTGCTGATATGTAGCTGTGTTTAGTTTTGAAAATTGCTAGATGTTGGTCTGATTACACAATCGGCCTTCTATGTGGTCATACTCGTGCTGGATCACTTGGGCGGGGAAGTCCGTGAATCGCCGTTTATGCCATTTACCCTTTTTATCCTGCCAGCGTAGGTGAATCTCTTTGTACCGCTCAACCTTATAATCAAACCTGTTCTCTTCAAGGCTGTAGCAACCCTCTTCGTGAACCTCAGTACCGGCTTCAACGATGGGCGTAAGTTCGGGATTGATGTAGGTGTTGTCCAGAGCGATAAACAACCGGATATTGCGCCCGACTTGAGGAGCGGCGAGTCCAACTGGGTCGCCCCATTTGAGTTCAGTCCGCATAAACTGATACATCTCATCAATGAAGCGGCGCAGGTGTTTATTGATCTCCACCGGCTCAGACTTACGCAATAGTATTGGATCAGGGTATTTAACTATTTGCATCTGAAGCAATTATAGCACTTACAAAATTAAAACCCTAATTTTTGGTCAAACGGCTTTGCGCCGCCTTGTACGCTCATGGGAATAACAATGCCCGCTTTGCTTATATCTTCCATTCCATATCGCCCAGCATCCATTGTGTGATTATTGATGTCTATCGGTTCGTTAATGATTTTGCCGTCTTTGTCGGTTATCCACACATAGTTGCGAAATTCCTTGATTATGCCGACAGAACGCTTCGTGACCGAAATCTGCTGCTGCTGAACATTCTGTATACCTTGCAGAACTGAGCCGGGGCCCTTATTTGCCGGAATGACTGTCAGGCCGTAAGACTTAAGCTCGTCATTGCTCTTTGGTTCCGCCGAGTCCGGGCGAATGATCGCACGAGGTATGTTCTTGAATATGTCGACAATGTTCTTATTGGAAAGCCCTTTTGTGTAGGCGATTTCGTCCCAAATGTATCCGCCGTTGTAGTAATAGATGGCGACAATTGCCGTTGGGTCGTTCGTATACCCATAGTCCAGGCCATAACGCTCTAAACGTGCCTCGTGGGGGATTTCATCAATGATCCGCCAGCCGGTGTAAATTCTTGTTTCAACTTCACCGAGTAAGCCAAGCCCATACACCTGCCACCACGCCTTATTGCCTTTGCGCTGTTCAATGGATCGAACAATTGCCGGGTCTAACGCCTCATTGTCTTTGTATGTGACAATTATGTGGTCTACGTCATCACGGATTCCTTGCACTTGGTCGTAAAACCAAAACTCCGTTGTTGGGTTCCAATCAAGAAAGGCAAACTCCTTGGTGCGGACTTCAAGTTGGTCAAATGCCTCATACGCTACATTGTTGGCCTCATTGAGAAATAGTCTATCTCGGCGTGGGCCGCGCACCTTAGACGGCTGATCTGCGCTGAAAAATTCAATCTTGCTGCCGGTTTCAAACGTGTAAATCTTGTCAGTGGCATTCCAGCTATCAGGGTCGTAATAGCCCTGCGACTCCATAATGTTGAAGAAGTCGCGCATTGCTCCACGCTTCAAATGCGGAAAAGACTCGGAGACAATGCTTGTAAGCGTTGGCTGTTTGTCCCTCTGGGCCAAATCAATCAGTATCAGCTCAGTGGAAATCGTTTTACTTGCTGATGTCCCGCCCTGCACGGCCCTAATGCGATTCTGTAGTTGTGCTATCTTTCTTGTCGCCGTCGTGATTTGAAACATTGAGGTTGGCTAAGATTGACGGAGGGAGCGGCTTGCCTTTCGTGGTGTGATCTATTTCATGTCTATCAGACCAGCCGAAATTCTTGAGGGCGAATATTGGCCCGGCTGCGTTCTTTCCTAAATACATCATTCTTTCGGCATATTCCTCAACAATAGTCTTGAGCTTTTTAACGGTGTCAGCAAACTCCTTCGACTTTTCCTCTCGTCCCTCTACCTCACCCTCGTACTCCAGTAACGTCTGCCTTGTCGTGTCGAGAGAAAGCGCTAGGCCGGTTATGGTGTATGGCTGGTTCTTCTTATCACACGCTTTGAAATAGGCTCTGCCTTTTGCTTCAAGTTCTTCCGGGGTTTTGAATTTAAGCGGTCGTCCGCCTGGATGCTTTGGCATACTTGATCAATCTATAAAAAATGCACTTGGGCCGGTGACAAAAGTTATATCCGCAATGAGGGCCGCTTTTGATGCTGATATAAGAGCGGTAGGCCCACCTAAACTTCTTGAAGACTGCTGGCATACTCATTCATTTCAATAATTCGATTTTCCAGCATTTTGTTCTGATCCTCGATCTTCACCTGCTCAAAGATGAACTTCTGTATTCCTTCGTTTAGAGAATCAACAGCTTTATTGCCTTTAGCCGCGCTTTCAAACTCCTTACGCTCAAGCTTGTCTTGCGCCTCTTTCTTATCTACCTGAAGCTTTTCGATGGATTGCTGAATGGTCCAAATCTGGAACTCACCGAAGTAGATGTTTTCTCGCATCTGCTTAAGCAGGTCCTGGAAGTATTGAGCTTTATGCTCGGTTGAGCCTATTCGCATATTAAGTAATGTGATTACTAATTAGTGGGTGAGAAGAGAACCAAGTCTTACGACCTTTTTTGCTATTACAGCTCTTACAGAGTGGTTGAATATTGTCTATGGAGTTTGTGCCGCCTTGTGATAAGGGGATTTTGTGGTCAATAGTCAATGCAATATCGGGCTCTTTCTTCCAGCACATCCCACAAGCATAACCATAAGTCCTCTTCAATTCTTGCCATTCTTCGACAGTATGGGTGCCATAGGTATTGTACTTCCTAAGTCTCGGCACTAACAATCTGTGCATAAGCAAGTCCTTTTTCTGAGCATACTGCGTCTTCATCCTAGCCAAGACTTGCTCCCTGTGTTCGGAGTACCACTGCTTCGTCTTTGTTTTTGACTTTATATAAGTTTCCCGCACGATTTATTGGCTTAATTAAAAAGGATTGTAGGTTTTGTTAATTAAAGGTAGGTTTACTGGTATACCCAATAGGTGTATACTACTTTAGTAATAAGTAACCAATCAGCCAATGCTACGAAACACAGAAAAGCAGCAGAACATCATTAAGCTGTATCTAAAAGGTCGAAAGCCAACCGAAATCGCGTACAAGCTCAAATCCTCGGAAGTGTACGTGAAGCGTGTAATTAAGAATTTCAACAAAAAGAAATGACCCTCAAATTCCACCGCGGCTCGTCTTATCTTTATGCGATTGGCATATTCAACCTCTGGCTGAATATGGGCCGTAAACCGAAGATGACTTACGACTCACACGACGGTATGTACTTTGTCCGCTTCTACCTTAAGTAAATCGAGTTTATGACCATCTGTCAACAATGCCGGAAGACTTATGCACAAATTGGGGAGCTATGCCGGACATGCTGGCTGCTCTTGGAGGGGAGATAACAAGTTGGGGTGGCGGAAGCGATGGTGTGGGGCGGGTTAATAGCCTGCCTACCTGTAAGGGGTCTCTAGGCTAACATCATCGAAAAGTAGACGCGCTTAACGTGTGGGAGTATCGCGGTACGATATATACGACCGAGGAAAGAGAATGTCTCCCGTGCAGGTATCGAATCCTGCCCCCAGCCTTAAAAAACAAATATTAAATAAAAAAAGCCATGAAAGTAACCACCATAGCCAAGAAACCTATGCCACTCATACCTGAGACTAATGATGACCCTCCAAGTAAAAAGCCCAAAACCCTTTGGCAACGCTTCATCGGAAAATTGAATACCGCAGCCTTCCACATCTCCCGCTTTTATTTCTGGACAAAGCTTAACTGGCTCCTTCCTGTCCTTGCCCTCCTCGCTATCACCTGGCTCTTTGCCTT